GTTCGCCCCCGCGCCCGTGGCCCCGCCGCAAAGACCAAACGCCTTTCTTGTAGCTTCCACCGTCACCGTCGCGCTTGTCCATGGGGCGCCGCCGCCCGTCTGCCCCCGGATCTTTGTTTGCAAAACCGCACCCACATCAGACAGGGATTCCGCATCCGAAAAATCCTTTGATGTTAGGGAGTAAGTGAAAGCCCCCATTGTCAGGGAAAAGGCTCCCGCCGTTATCGACGTATAGCTTGCTAGAGCCTGATCGCCCTTTTCGCCATAGATGCGCGGCGCAATCGCGGCATTCACCCACCGGGCAAACGAAATCTTTTTGGCGCGAACGATCAAGGGGCTTATCCAGCTAAAATAGAAAACTGCCCTTTTGTATTCATCGGAATCCGTTCCGAAATAATCCCCTACGCTTGCGGCGTCGGCAAATTCCCGAATTGTCCCGGCTGGCAAAAGATTGTTTGTCGTGAAAATGCGCCCGATCAAATCGCGCTGGCGGACAACGCTTCCCCCGCCGACGCCGCTTGTAATGTCTATATATTTGCGGAATGAAATCGCCATGTTGTTCTCCTAAACTCTGTCCACGTTAAATTCGTATGTCTCCACCACGGGATCGGTTGAAATTATGACTTGTTCATGGGTTAAAGTAAAATCAAATGATGGGGACGCTTCAAATCTGTCTTTATCATCGACAAAATACGGATTGCGAACTTCCGTAACCCGAAGCATTCCGATCCCTTTTGATTGCAAAAATTCCCGGCATGAATCCCCTTGCAGGATCGCGGCGGCAATATTGCAAATATCGCTGGCCGTTTTTTGCGTGATGTCTGCAGGGTTCTGGATTGAAAGTGCGCTGATCTGAAAGGTCGTTTCATACCACTGGCTTTCTGTATGCTGCATAAATCCGGGCGAAGGTGTTTGAATCCACTCGCTTTTTCTTTTCAAAAACCCGTATCGCTTATCGCCTATTTTATACAAATAGATTGACGGGCCGGAATTTGCGCCTTGATTGGTCGGCTGATAGGATTGCTTGACCGCCACAGTGGAAAGCCCGCTGGCCGTCAGCCCTGCTTTCAAACCAGCAATCACTTCTTTTATCAGGAGATTATCCAGCACAGGAATATCCTCCCGTCTTTTTCAAGAATTCAACGCAAAGAATAGCCGTCCAGCCATCTATTGCAAACCAATCCGTCGCCCCAAGGCATTCCCATTCCCTATTATTAAATTCCAGCTTATCGCCCGCAGAGTCGCGGGTTATATCCTGCAAATTCCGGCTTACATAAAAGGTCGCATAGTTTCGGTTGAAATCAAGCCCGTATTGCTGGTAAGCCCTGCGCGGGACAGGTTGCCATGATCCATCTACCCTGCGCGGGATAGCATAGACAGCCTCATCCAGCCCTATATCATTTGTTTCCCGTGAAATAAATTTGTGCCAGAGGACGGACTGCGTTCCAAGGACGGAAAGGGCCATTTCTAAAATATCAGATCCCGGTATCATTTTTCCTCCACTTCGGACGAAATAGAACTAATCATTAAGCCAGAATCATTTAGTGGCTTTGTAAGTAGGCCAACAGTTTTTTTATCCGCATAGCGGCGCATCCTTGCGCGAACGGTTGCGGCCTTGAGCGGCGGGGACTGGATTTCCGAGATCGTCTTTCCGATATCGCCAGCCGCCTGATTCCCAATTTCTTCCAAAACCTTATCAACAGTGTATCTTCCTTGGGCAACCGCTCGCGCCCCCTGCTCCGCCAAGGCTTTCCACGATTCTTTCCGCTTGGCAATTGTAGGGCGCATGAATGGCCGGGGCGGGATATTGTTCCGAGGACTTCCGAATTCATGGATTGTCGCTATATACGCAACGGGGGTTCCATCTCCGTATTTTGCAGAAGGGAACCATCCGACCTTTCCCACTTTGTCGCTTTTTAGCCCGTTCAAAAGAACTTGCAGCTTTTCTTTTCCGGGGCCGGGTTTTCTGATTACCCGCGCCATGATCTACCGCACAATCCCGCCGACGCGACGAAAGGCTGCGGATTCCGGCAAGCCGCCGACATAAAAGCCGCCGACTGATTGCGCTTGAAGCATTGCCAAAAGCTGCCCGCCATATGGGGTAAGGGAGAGCCACCATTGCCACTGGCTTTTATCGCTTACAGGAGGCGGAACAAGGGTAACGGATACGCGATCAACGGTTGACGACTGGACGATCTGCGGGACTTTGCCGCTAAGGATAAGGGCATTCAGCGCGGCAAGGTGCGCCGTCATAAGGTACAAAGCTTTTCTGCGGCATTCGCCCTGCATCCATCCATAGTTTTCAGGGCTTATATAGCAACAGGCGGACGCAAAATATATTTCTATATCTTGATTGGTGTATTTTTCACACTCAGGAAAGGCAGGAAATTCCGCCCTGAATTCGTTTAAATTGAGCGTGATGTTTGCCATTATTCCTCATCGATCATTGATGTTTTCGGCGGCGTTGCAAAATCTTCCGGCGTAAGCTGCGCGGATTCATCTTTTGTCTGCATGCCTTCCGTCACGGCTTTAAGCGGCGCAATGTCTTCATCGCGGATTTGCACAAAGCCGTTTTTCTGGTGGATTTTGAAAACGCGATGGCCCGCAAGGTGCCGCGCATCTTCTTCCGAGACTTTGGTTACAACGCCGAGCGGTGTGAAAAGCCTTTTGTCCGCAACTCCCGTTCCGCCTTTGATGATGATGTGCTTCAAAACTCTTTTGACATCGCCGCCTTCCGTCCAGATCGGATAAGAGGTGTCCTGCGCCAAGGTTGAATAAACGTAAAAAGATTTCATTGAAGGCTCCTGAAAAGTTGTTGTCATTCAAATCTACATGGAAGCCGGGGCGCGGACAAGAAAAAAGGGAAAGCCGAAGCCTCCCCTTTTCCCTTCAACACCCAAACAAGGAAAGGAACCTATTAAATACCTGTGTAGCGCACAACGGCATAGGGACGTTTGCAGAATGTTCCCGCCGTTGCGTTTATATAGTCCTCGACATATGCTTTGGCTTCTTTTGCCACGCCGATTACTTGGAATTTCGCGGGGACGACTTGGCTAAACACCCGGCCATCATCCGTCGAATTGTCGTTTACTCTCTCAGCATACAGATAGAACACGTTCGCGCCGCCGTTTGCCTCGTCCAATTCAGGAGCGGATTCAACGCGAATATTCGGATACGTTCCGGCCAGCCACTGGCGAACCGATTGCGTTCCTTGCACGTTCATGGTTGAAAGATAATCAACCCGATTGGAAGAAATCGCCAGAGTCATTGGCGTTTTATTCGGATCAATCGTGTCTTTCGATGTGGAGCGAATATTGACAATCGCGGCGACAATATCGGCAACAATTTCAAGGAACGTCGCGGAAGTCCAAGCTGGGCCGGGGTTTGCCACATATGCGGGCAAGCCGGGGGCATTCAGAAATCCATAGGTGCGCCCTGCGCCATCATTGTAGCCGTTGAAGCCAACTTTATTGCGCTGGATTTCAAGGGCCAAGCCCGCAGAGTTCCGCTTTTCTGCGCCGGAGTCCACCCGCATGCGAGATGCACGGGCTTCTTCCAGTGCGCCGACGCGCAAGCCTTCTTCAAAGCGAACCACCGTGAAGCGTTCATAGTTTGTTTGCCAAGAGGCAAAGGGAACATTTGTATAGTCGCCATAAGGAACGCTTGTGCCTGTCAGTTCCTTGACGCCTTGAACGACTTCTTCATCTTCCCAAGATCCGCTCGTGGTCAGTCCGACCAGTTCATCGATCTTGCGCGCCGCCGTCATGATGTTCACAAAGCCCGGAAGCCAGTTTTGCAGGAATTGAACCGGGGTGTTAATCGATCCGGTTGTTTTCGTCGGCTGCAATGCGTCCATGGCGAAAAAGTCCATCATGGCGCGGACAGTGCGGTCGTCAAATCCAATCCCTATTTTTTTAAGGGCTTGATATTCCGAAACAGAGTCCATTCCCATTTGAAAGGGCTTGATGTTCCGGGGGCCAAAGTAGCTGTGTTCTATTGTAGGTTGCATGGTAAAATTCCCCTTTCAAATTTAATCGGTGATCGTGATTACGCCAAGACCCGCGCCGCTAACGGTGTAGCGGTCAACAGTCGCATTAGGGACTTTGGTTTTGCCCGATGGGGCTTCCGAAGATCCCGTCATGGTCGTTGAAGATACGGTTGCCGCACCCGTTACCGTGTACGTTCCGTTTCCGCCCGTTCCAGTTCCAAGGGCAGAAATGACGGTGCCGGGTGTTACGCCCGCTCCCGAAATCACAGTCCCAACTTTAAGCGGTGCGCCGCCAGCGACAAAGCTTGAAACCGTCAGCGTGTTTGTTGCGACAACCCCGGTGAAGGAAGACGATGGGGCTTGCGTAGAAAGCGCGCCCGTCGTGTTGTCAAACAGAACGATATCGCCTATGGCTGCGGCTGCTGGAAGCGTTACGATGATCTGTCCCATCGTCACAAATTCGGCAACCGTATCATTCGGAAGCGTCAGAGTCGGGGCAAGCGTTCCGGCTGCGGCGGTTCCTTGCGATGCATAGGATTTAGGCGCGGCCAGAATACCCGCAAACGGGCCGTCCCCTCCGGCTTCCGCAACGCCTTCGGACTTAACCGTAAACGCTGTCGCGCCTATGATGTTATAGGCCGCATCCGCAGAGTCCAAAAGCAAAGGCTGTGCGCGGGTGGGGCCGTCAAGGAAGATTTCGCCGGGAACGCCGAAACCTTGAACGATAGCAACGGAAGATTGAAAAGCAACCATGGATTTATCTCCTTATTTCGATTGATTGATATAGTTGTCGATAGCTTTGGAGCCGCCGACGCCTTGGGATGCATCAAGCGCAAAGCCGACGCCTTGGGCATGGCTAGATCCGCTTGCAAAAAAGAAGCCATCAAGGGCCGCTTTTTCCTGCCCCTTTTCGCATTTCAGGCCAAGCTTTTCGACGCCATAGGCGGCGACTTCTGAGGCCGTCATTTCGGAAGCATCGAAAGCCCCTACATGGCGGCTGATTTTCGCGGCCAGATCATCGCGGGATTTGATTTCGCCCATGATCGCCTTGATGCCGTTCTTTTCAAGCGTTTCGATCTTGTCCATAGCGGCTTTCAGATCCTTGGACATTGCGTCCATTGCTTTTTCGGAATATCCGTCTTTGTCCTCGTCTTCGCCTTCTTTTTTCTCAGCTTTCGCGGCTTCGGCTGCGGCGGCTTCATCAGCGGCCTTTTTATCCATCATCGCCTTTTCTTCTTCCGCTTTTTTCTCAGCCTCGTCTTTTGCGTCCAGACGCTTCATGATGCCTTCAACGCTTTGGGCAAGCTTGCTTACCGTGTCGTTGAGGGAGTCAAATGCTTGCTTATCCATTTCCGGTTCCTTTTCAAAAATATCTAGTTTGTCAAATGTAAATTGTGAGTCGAGGACTGCGACGTTGCATCTTGCCTGATCGACAAGTGCAAGGTGGTTTCCTCTCAAAGAACGCTGGACGTAATCGTAAGTTTGTCCCGCGAATGTGCCTGTCGATTTTTCGTACAGACAGCGATAACCAAGCGATAAATCTTTTTTCCCCTGCTTAATCAGGTTGGCAAGGGCTTCGCTAAAAATAGTAATAGTAGCGTACAGCACATTTTCCCGAAATTCAATGGTTTCTCCAATAACCCCATGCACGCCCTTTTTTTCAGGCGGCAACAATCCGTTTTCAGATGCGCCAAGCATGTCGTGATCATCAACCAAGGGCTTTAATTTAAAGCTATTGATGCATTCAGGGTCGGCCAATTCCTCGGGTGGCCTGTAAACGTAATAAATCTTATCTGGCTCGTCCGCGCCTATTGATCTTCCGAGGTATGGAAAAACCCCAGATCGGCTGATGGGGTTGTTTTCAATCGTGATGAATCCGTTTTCGTCAATCTTCCGCTGCGTCATTTTCCGTTTCCTCTCCATCCAAGAATGACACAATCGGGCGCATTCTGCATCTGCAATTTGGAAGGTCGCCCGGTTTGCCCCTTTGCCCAGTGCGCGGATCAATGATCGGCGGGTTGTCGATATCGTAAATTTTGCCGTTCATGTGAATGTGATATTGCCGGGGGTGCTGTGATCCCCCGGTATGAATCCATTCGTACTTTTGAACGCCAAGCTTTCGCATGCGCCCTTCATTCAGCGCGTTATAAGCCTTCCGGGTTTGATCCAGCGCGATATTCCGGGCGCGGTTATGCGCTTCATCGGCATATTTATCCAGAACGGGGATTAGATCCGCAAGGCCGTTTCCCGTGGTTATGGAGCGCATGACAGCCCCTTGGATCTTTTGAAGGTATTGCGCCGGGATCGATTTTATCAGGCCGACATTCTCCGCAACGGCGGCTGTCATAAGCCCCTTCATTTCGCCCGTTACCATGGACGTTTTCAGGGAAAGCCCCCCGGATAATTCTTTTAGCGATGCATGCATGCCGGATGCGCTGGCCTTATCGCTTTCATTGACCATCGATTCCGCAAGCCCTTTGGCCCTGCTATTGAAAAGCTGCTGAAATTTTGCCGTCAGTTTGTTTGTGATCTTCCGCGCCTCGCTTGCAACGCTGGCGTCCTGCGAAAACCATTCCTTTGCAGCCGCGCCCTTATACAGCTTGGCAATATCGCGTTTGCATTGCTCCGTCATTTGCCGGGTAAGCCGCAAAAGGTCGCGCTCGTATTTCTGCTGCACCCCGGCGTTATAATTCAGGACGCCGCCCCGGATTGCGCCCGTGGGCTTAAATTGCCGAACCCATGCCGCTTTTTTTTTGGTAAGAAGCTTTTTAGGCAATTTCTATTCCTCGTCTATCTCTTCCGGGTCTTTGTCGGGCGAGTCCATGGAAAGCGCGGAATATCCGCTGTCGGGATCGTTTATAAGACGCTCCCTTTCTTCATCCGGGGAAATCGCGCCCGCATTCACAAGGACGCTACCTGTGTCCGCATTCATTTTATTGATTTCCGCCTTTTCCTTCGCCGTGGGCGAGTCGACGGGCTTCCAAGAAATATTTGTGACAAACGGGGCTTTCGGGGAAATTTCTGATCGGATGCAAAGCATGTGATGGCGATTTATAAGCGGCGTCAAATCGTGCGCTTGAATTGATTCCAGCATTTCATGATAGCTGGCCTCCTCAAATTCGCCTGTAGCGTTAAATCCTTTTGGCGATGTTCCCAAAAGCTTCGTTGCCGGGACTTCCGCTATGGCTGCGACAAGCTGGAATTGCGTCATAATCACATTGTCCAGATCGGTTAGGGACGTGTCAAACTGTTCGGCGGTTTCATCTTTTCCAAGGATCTTCACCCCCATGTTGTCGCGGTAGCGCGTCCAGACTTCCATTCTTTCGTCAAACTTTTTCTGATTTGCCAAAGCTTGCGCGACATCCGTGTGGATGAAAGTTGATCTTTTCGTCATAGCCAGAAGCGGGGCTTCATTCGCCGTCCGTTCGGCTGCATAAACGCGCTCGGCTATGCGCTGCGGAAGGGGGACGCCGCCATAAAAATAGGTTGGCTTCAAAATATCGGGAACTTCATTCGTGCGGATAATAATCAAATGGCTGCGGTGGTATCGCTGGCCGTTTATGCGCCACCATGTCGGCTCGTAGAAATTCCTTGCGGCGGGATCGCTTGCCGCCCGCATATCAAGCTCCGGTGTTATCCAGTACGGATCGATCTGCGTCATTCCCCGGTATGATCCGGGCTTGATGCCATCCGGGTTAAATGGCTTCTGATAGTATTCGGGATCTGTGGATTCAACCTCAAAAAGAACAATCCGGATTCCAAAGATGCGGGAAAATCGAATGGCATTCACAAGGTTTTCAGAAAGCTTATACCTTTCATCCATTTTTTTCAGCGCGTCCAGCGTTTCGGGCGGCACTTCCGTTCCATCCTCGACAATGATTTCAAAGCCGTTCCTCACCGCATCGCGGGCGGGCATGGTGCAAGCTTTGTCAACAAGCCAGTTTTGCGCGATCATGGCGCAGAGTTGATAGCCGATAAAGCTTTGGGTTGCATACCAGCCGATTTGCGCCTCTGGTATGCCAAGCATGTAATCCGGCCCATAGATTGATTTTGCAACTTGCATAGGCGTGGAATCCATCGCAACGGTATTCCCAGCCCCATCTATCGCCTTGAGATTTTCCGGGCCGCGCTGAAAAGTCCGGCTGAATGCCCACCGCGCTATGCTGTCCGCGCCGGAAAACCAAATATCTATATCGGTGCTGAAAAAGCCGTCTTTTGGCTTTTCGGGCGGGGCTGCTTCTTTTTTCTTTCCGAACATTTCCGGGCCTTTCTACAAATCAAAAAATCCTTTGGGCTTTGATCCTAGCATATCTGATATCGCATCGCACATAGGATCAATCTGATCGTCGTGCGCGTGACTATCATCGGGGGAGAATTCCTCGCATTCCGCAATAAAGTCGCTTTCAAAGGGTGCTCCGGATAAAAATCCGACCATTCCTGTATCGATGTAGGGTAGCACATCCATAATCCGGGTCAATTTATCGGTTGTCCGTTCTATCCCCTTGACCGGGATTTGATTGTCATTTCTGATTTTTTGGATCAGCCCGGTTCCGCTTGCTTTGTCCTCTATGCATAACTCCCGCAGGACGCCAAGCCCTTCCATAGCGGCATGCTTATTCCAGAATGCCACGGCGCGGCGTTCCAGTTCCGGGGCTTCCCATTTCCCGCGGATTAGATCAAGCAGGATCGCGCTACCGGATTCCGCCTTGCCCCAACATTCAAAAACCGAGTAATCGTTTGCCTCTTTTGTTTTCTGCGCCGTATCGCCATAAATCTTTCGATATTGAATTTTGGGAATGACATCGAAGCGGCGGAACGATTCGCCCCGGATCAGGTTGCCGCCGATATTGATGGGGTTCTGTTGATAAAGGGCTTGCCAGTAGGCGTTTGCCATGGCTGTTTTCCGCAAAAGCAGAAATTCCTTTGATTTTAATTCGGGGAAAAGAGGCAGATCAGAACCCGGTGGCCGGGGATCGTTGTCCATCAGGATTGCATCCGGGGAAGATAGGGCCGGAAAGCGCATGACCTCCATG